TTTCAGTAGCAATAGCAGTACCCGTAGTAACCAGTAAACCCTGTTTTCCTTGCCATAGACACCATCCCTGTCTTCCCCCACATGATGTGGGGGTTTTTTTTATCAGGTACTTAGAAGAAAACCCTTATAAATCAATCCATGCTGTAACCGCCAGAAGTGGCTACAGCGGGTTATAGTGTTTGGCGGCGTAGTCAACGTGTAGTCAAATTGCCAACCCTCCACCTAGTGGGTTTAACGTTACCGCGTGCTTAAGATAATCAGGGGCAAGATGAGCATAAACCATCGTCTGTTGTATGCTGGCGTGCCCCAGAATCTGCTGTAGCGCAATAATATTCCCCCCGTTCATCATGAACCAGCTTGCGAACGTGTGCCGGAGCACATGCGTGGCCTGTCCGCGCGGCAAGTCTGGTTTAACCTGCCTGAGCCGTTCACAGAAGTTTTCATAGTCAACTTTGAACAGTGGCCCCGTGTCGCTGGTCTTGATCTCTTTTTCCAGTTCTTCCGAGATCGGAACCGTTCGCTTTTTCCCGTTTTTGGTTTTGAGGAACGTTACGCGCCCGTGGTTAACCTGTTCACCTCGCAGCGTGCTGCCCTCTCCCCATCGTGCGCCAGTGCTTAGACATACCAGAGCTACGCGCCGATCGTCACCAGTCAAAGTTTCCAGCAACCTGCCGATCTCTAACTTTGTTAGATAGGTCATGGCGGGCGGTGTCTCTTTCAGAGGTTCCAGACCCTTACAGGGGTTTTCCTTCCTGAACTCTTCCAGCTTGATCAACGCGCTGAACATGCCGGAAAGCCGGTAGATATCGCGGTTAATCGTAGCCGCGCTGATCCCATCATCCAGCCTCTGGCTGCGGTGCTGCGCTATCGTGCGTTTGCTCAACCGGTTAACGGCCGGATCTCCCAGCGCCCTGATCGTTTTATTCAGGTGCCGTTTCTCAATTTCGCCATTTTCCAGAGTCTGCCCGTACAGCAACCACCAAGCTTCTAACAACTCGCTTAAGGTGCGGCGATCTACGCTCGCGCCTAGCCATTCTTTTTTGTCGGCGTTGACCAATACATAACGCTCAAAAAGTACAGCTTCTTGTTTCTTATCGAATCGCCTGCGGATGCGTTTTCCATTACGCCCACGCGGGTAAACGTCTACTTCGTATTGACCACCTTCGAGCTTCTTAATCGACATAGCGAAGCCCTCCAGTGCAATTGTCATTTTGCGCTGATTGTTCTAGCGCAAAGAAAAACCAGATTTTTAGCCAGCCTTCGGCCTTGATTGGCGTGATGTTGTTCTGTCTTGCCCATCAGGGGAGAGAGTCGGGGCTATTTGCCCGGCCTGTGGTGCGGTGGTGCCAGTCATTAACCAAAGCGTGTATTTCTGAAATCGGGGGTGTTCGGTGATTTTGCTAAGAACATTCCAGCCAGGGTCTTGATACCCGGCTTCGATCTTCTTGAGGGTACTTAGCGGGATGCCTGAAATATCAGATAGCTGTGATTGATTCAGCCCCTCGGCGCTGCGAATCAGCTTTAGTTTCTCTTCAAAGTTCATTGACACGGTTCCATTTTCGAACTAGATTTCACACACAAGAAGTTCGTATATGGAACTTCTTGACCGAATGAACAGCCGCCAGAAGCGGCTACAGCCAGCTATAGGCGGCTGAACATTGAAGAGGATTATTGCACATGAAAGACAAATACCCAGAGGGCTACATTGAATTGCGTCACCCTGTGGACGCTGTGCCAACTCCGAAATTTGCCGAAATGATCGGTAAATCCGCCAACGCGGTGGGCGATATGGTACGTGACGGTAAGTTGCCGGTTGTCCAGATGAAGAACCCGGAAGCCCTTACAGGCCGTTCAGAAAACTGGATCTACATCCCAGAATTTAACCGCGCTATGCGTGACGCATATTTCAACCGCCCGAAAGAGCAGCGCGACGCGTGGTTGTTGTGGATAGGTCTTTGAGGTTATCGCGATGAGCCAGAAAACAGCCAACCACGAAAACCGGGTGCGTGAATGCAACGACATTCTGGACACCCATTTAAAAGATATGCAAACGGGCTTCATGATTCGCACCAATAGCGGCGAGTTCATGATCAGGGATAAAAAGCTGATTAAGAAAATAACCAAAGACGTGGCCCGCCATGTTGATGGTGAATTGCTTAAGCTGGGAATGTGAGGGCGATATGTTTAATCCTCTGAATAAAAGCTACACGGCAGTTATCAACCCTTTTTCTGATAACAATACCTATGATGTGCCGACATATATAAAGCCGGGCACTAAAGTAACGGTTGCCATTGATTCGCGTGAGCAGGAAATATCTATTCTTGCTGCTTACGATTACGGCATTGAAGCGCTGAACGAAGAAGGGCGCGAGCAATTAAACCGTTTAATTGCTGATCTTAAAGTGGCTATCACGGGAAGATGATATGAGCCAGTTAGTGCAACTAAGCCGCCACTCTTATTTATATCGTGGCTTCACGATTCAAAAGTGCCCGCGTAATCCATTTACGTTTAAGCACTCTTATCGTATTTCCAGCAATGGCGATTATTACGGGCGTGACTTTGCTTTAGCGGAAGCCATGCGCACGGTTGATCAGATGTATAAGCAAGGGGGCAGTAATGCACGATGAAGGCCCATCACTGGCAAGCCTGCTTAAGCACGGGTGCCAGGTCACACACTTCAAGAACTCACGCGGCTGGCTGGAAACGCCGGACGGAAGATTTTTTAAGCCCGAACCGGCGAAGGTTCAATTTATCAAAGGTAAAAATAAACCGTTTATTTATACCCAAAAAATAAATAAAGGCTTCCTGCTTACACTGGCTGAATTATTTAAAAAGCTAATTAAGTAATTCGGTTTTAAAAAATCAACTCTGTTTTCTCCGCCTATTTATTAAGGGGCGGCGGTTCAGCTCATTCTTTTTTTGAGGAAGAGGTTATGACCAGACGTGAACAATATAGCTTCATTTTGCATGTTCTTTTACCTGCTATCGAAAATGAAGGGTTAACAATTAAAACCCGCCGTGATGGTGAGTTAACCTTTTCAGCCAGCGGATCAGTAACCGTTAATTTTATTAGCAACCTGCGCCAGCACTGCATTGACGAATTGCAGCGCCCTTCCGTTCCTTCTTCTCCTTACGGTTATTTATAAATAGAGGTCTTTTACATGAGTAACGTAGCGAAACTTCAATTAGGTTTTTCACCGCTGACTAAAAAAATCCAGTTGGCAAAGATGCGCGATGATGGGGAAGGGCGCCGCCTTCGCGTTGGTAGTGATCCTGGTCGCGATGTGACTAACGAAGCTGCGCAATTAGTTTGGCAGTTGGTTATGTCTGAGGGCGGGGAAATCGGCTGGAACCTGTCGGACGGTAGCCGCATGGTTTTGAAAGCTGAAAAAGTGGGGCGCACATCATGAGCAGCCCTATTATTCGCCCGTTCATCAAATGGGCAGGGGGTAAAACCCGTGTCCTTCCTGACCTGCTGCCGCACCTTCCTAAAGCCGACTGCCTGATCGAACCGTTCGTAGGCGGCGCATCGGTATTTCTGGCGACTGAGTACCGCCGCTATGTGCTGGCTGATATCAACCCGGATCTTATTAACCTGTATCGGGAAGTCACCCGTTACCCGGACTTAGTGATCGATGCGGCCCGCGAACTGTTCAACAGTAAGAACAGCCCGCAGGGATACAACGAAGTCCGCGCCGCGTTCAATAAGCAGGTGGGTACGGTAAAAAGCGGTGGGTTGCGTTATGGCGCTGAAATGGCGTGCATTATGCGCGCTGCTCAATTCCTGTATCTGAATCGCCACGGTTATAACGGCTTATGCCGATACAGCCGGAAGACCGGCTTTAACGTGCCGTTTGGCAAGTATAAGAGCGTCTACTTTCCTGAAAATGAAATCCGCCTGTTTGCCGAAAAGGCCAACGATACAAAGGCAATATTTCTTTGCGCGCCGTTCCAGCGTTCTCTACAGGTCGTCACGGGTGGCGATGTTCTCGTTTACTGCGATCCGCCTTACCTGCCTGAAAGCAAGACAGCCGATTTTACCCAATACCACACCGAACCATTCACGGAAGACAACCACCGCCAGTTAGTCCAGGCACTGCTGGAAGTTAACCGTAAGCATGGCGTGAAGGTCGTCATTTCCAACAGCGATACCGAAGCCACCCGCGCGATTTATCAGCCCTTCAAGATGCACGAAATCAGCGTGCAACGTTCCGTCAGCACTGACAAAGACAACCGCCAGAAGGCCAAAGAAGTGATCGGCGTTCTCCGCATGTCTCGCAACCGCAAAGAGGTGGCGTGATGGTCATTTACGCAATGCTGTGTCGGCTGCATAGAGACGAAGATGAAGGTTTTCCGCGCCTGAATATGCTTTTCGCAACAATGGATGAACTTGAAATCGGTTGGTTTTCACCTGCTGAAAAAATAGGGCTTAAAGGCCTGTGGGTGCATTGGCACCAGATGGCTTTCTTAGGGTTTGATGATGGGGTGCCGTTCTAAATGACAGCCTATTACAACGAAATCGATCCCTTTGCAGCGCAGTGGCTGCGCAACCTGATCGACGCCGGGCACATCGCCCCGGGCGTCGTTGACACTCGCTCAATTGAGGATGTAACCGCAAATGACCTTAAAGGATTCACGCAATGCCACTTCTTTGCCGGGATCGGCGTCTGGTCTTACGCCCTGCGCCGCGCAGGATGGCCCGATGATCGCCCCGTCTGGACAGGTTCATGCCCCTGCCAGCCTTTCAGCGCCTGCGGAAAGCGACAGGGATTTGACGATCCCCGCCACCATTGGCCCTCATGGGCTCACCTTATTAAGGAGTGCCACCCTGACGTTATCTTTGGCGAACAGGTTGCGAGCAAAGACGGCCTCGCATGGCTCGACGCTGTACAGGCTGATCTGGAAAACGCGGATTATGCCTTCGCAGGTTTTGATCTCTGCGCTGCGGGCTTCGGTGCCCCGCACATCCGCCAGCGCCTCTTCTGGGTGGCCGACGCCGACAGCGAATTCATGGAAGCATCCATCGAATGCGGGCAGGGAGGGAGGATTGAACTTGCAGACAGCGGCAGTCTTATCGGGGTGGACTACGCCAAGTGCGAGCGACGGAACGCGGGGCGGAACCGGGATTACTCCGGGTATGTCCGGCAGCAGTCTGGCGCAATTAGTGAAGCTGGCAGGTTGGCCGACACCAGCAGCGACGGACGGGAAGGGCGGTTATCAGGGTGGGAGAGTTCGCAACGGGAAGTTATCAACGGATCGGCTGGATGTAACGGCGCAGCTTGCGGGATGGCCCACGCCGAACACCTGCAACGACAGAAACCCGCGTCAGCAGGATGCATTGATGAATTACCGGGAGAACGGAACCAAGATTCAAAAGCGATTGCAGGATTTGGCGGCAATAGCGGAACCAATGCGGTTAACGGTTTCTGGGGATCTGCTGACTGGCTTTTCTGCCGGGATGGAAAGTGGAGGCCAGTTAAACCCGGAATTAGCCCTTTGGTTGATGGGGTTGCCGGACGGGTGGGCCAGTTGCGCGCCTACGGTAATGCCATCGTTGCGCCGGTCGCGGAAGCGTTCATAGCTGCATATCTGGATTGTGCGCAATGACCACGGCAACCAGTGGCCGTCGCGCCCCTTCTCCACCTCCACCGTATCCGGGTAGCACTGACAACGCTATCCCTTACGCTTATGGCGGGAACAAACCATACCAGCCGATTGGCGTTGATGTTGCTCCGGGGCTGGATGGTTTCGACTATCTCACGCCGGACGGCACGCGTAAGCATATTGCGTTCAGTGAACTGGTAGCGGAAGACGAAAAACCGGATCGCAGCAAATGGCTTCGCCGCCGTCTGGCCTCTCTTCCGCAGTATGTTCGCCGCCACTTTGCCGCGAAGCTAGATTCACTGGATGCGAAAGACCGCAAAGCGGCAGATCACTGGCTGGTTAATACCTTTGAACGCCATGTGTTAACGCGTATTGATAGCGTGAACAGCGTTTACCAGCCTGATAGCGTGATGCCTGGCATTCTGCTGCCAATTCGCGATCAGCTTTTCCGTATGCTCTGGGCAGGGAAGAAAGAGTTAAAAAGACTGGCTTATACGCTTGCCGATATCTTTACGAGCGAGTTTATACGCGAGTCCGATCACCAGTTGGCGCGCACCGGCGATCCTGAGTTCGCGGCGCTTTCTGGCTATGGCCGTATTGCGTCGCTGGCGGTGCATCTAAAAACGCCGATCCCCGGTTGGACAGCATATTGCAATGAAGAACTTGAAGCGGAGGACGCGTTACGCGCGGTTCTCCGTCTTGAGTCACCGCAGTGGTGGTTAAACCGCCTGCGCCGTATCCATGCCCGGTGGCGTGAGCATTTGATGATCGCCGCAGGATATGTCCAGAAAAAATCTTCCCCATACAGTAGCGCCCCGTGCCTTACGGAATGGCTGGCCCAGAAAAAGGCTAACCGTGAATACCTTAAGGCTATGGAACTGGAAGACCAGGACACGGGCGAACGCATTTCACTGATCGATAAAGTCGCCGGCAGTGTTGCCAATCCGGCCAACCGACGCCGCGAACTCATGACGAGAATGCGCGGATTTGAAGATCTGGCGAAGCTGGAAGGGTTGGCCGGTGACTTCTACACGCTGACAGCACCTTCCCGTTACCACTCCATGCAGCATAACGGGCGCCGCAATAATAAATACTGTGGCGCGTCGCCGCGCGAGACGCAGCAATATCTTTGCAAAGTCTGGGCGAGAACCCGCGCAGCGTGGAAGAGAAAAGGGATCCGCGTCTTTGGTTTCCGCGTGGTCGAACCGCACCACGATGCAACGCCGCACTGGCATTTACTTCTTTTTATGCGCCCTGAATGCGTCGAGCAGGCGCGCGAAATCTTCCGTAAATATGCCCTGAAAGAAGACGGCAACGAACCGGGAGCGCAGGAAAACCGCTTTCAGGTTGTGCCGATCGACGATGCCCACGGCAGCGCAACCGGCTACATAGCGAAATACATTTCGAAGAATATCGACGGCTTCGCGCTGGATGGTGAGAAGGACGACGAAACCGGGGAAGACCTGAAAGAAATGTCACTCCGCGTTAGCGCGTGGGCATCGCGCTGGGCTATTCGCCAGTTTCAGCAGATCGGCGGTGCGCCGGTCACGGTATATCGCGAACTTCGCCGCTTGGGAGATCGCGAACTGGTGCTACACCCTGAACTGGAAACCGCCCGGCAGGCCGCTAACTGTGGCGAATGGGATAACTACGTATTAGCCCAGGGTGGCCCGTTGGTTGAGCGCGATAAGCTGCGCATCCGTCTGAATTATGAAACCACTGAAAACGGCAACGCCTACGGCGATAACGTCCAGCGAATCACTGGTATTTACTGCCCGATTACGGGCAATGACTCTTTGATCTTCACCCGCACTACTCAATACAAAATCGTGCCGAAGCGCCACAGCGTTGACGGTGTGGCCGTTGACGTTGGTTTTTCAGGCGGCAGCGCCGCCCCTCGGAGTTCTGTCAATAACTGTACGCGGGATCCCGCGGCAGGTGCTGACGGTGTTGAACATGCCGCCAGCGAAGCTAAAGGACAGTCAGAAATGACTATGCCAGCTGAGGGCGTGACGGTGAATTTTGATGCGCTTTCAAGGCAGGAAAAGCGAGAACTGGCGCAGCGGCTTAGTGACGATGTGCGAAGTAAGCGGAAAAAACGGCCACCGGAACGGGAAGACGGGGCCGGGCTATCCGTGAAAGAGCAGCAGATCAGTGAACTGCTGGCGCTGCGTGGGATTGATGCCAGCGCCGGAATGGTCAGATCGATGATGGCCGGTGCGTCAGTGGCGTGCGGTGATCTTGTTATGACCGTGCAGGACGGGCGGTTGGTATCGCGCAACCGTGCAGCTTCCGGGCTGGATAAGCTGCCGTCGCAGGTGATGGCGGCGAAGAAGAAGACAAGCGACCTCGTGAACAGGATGAAGGCAGCGTTTTCGGGTCGGAAGTAGGGCGCCGATCGGCATGGTCGGCTTTGACAGTGTGGTACCGAAATATCGCGATGGCCGGAACGGTCAGCTTTGACGGTGTGGTACCGGATTCCGGCAAATACCGCCATTTCCGGCAGTGTTGGCCATACATCGAGAACCGTCATTTTTAACAGTGCTGCAGGTTGTTCGAAATGACGGTGCCAGCTGAGGACGAAAGAGAATGAGCTATCTGGGAAGTAAAGCGGCGAGCGGGGTTTATCAGAAGATTATTGCTGAAATGCCCCCGCATGACACCTACATTGAAACCCATCTGGGAGGTGGGGCGGTGATGCTGCGTAAGCCACCGGCGATGTGCAATATAGGGATCGATGTTGACGGGCAAACACTCGAAGATTTCGCACATGAGCATAATCGCCTTTACATCGATCTGGTTCGGGCTGACGCGGTGGACTACCTGAACAATTATGATTTTTATCGTGCGGGCCGTGTCCTGATCTATGCCGATCCGCCGTATCTGCATGAAACCCGCACCGGAAACGCGCGCTATCGCTATGAATATTCTGTTTCAGATCATGAGCGGTTATTGTCCTGCCTGGTCAGCCTGCCGAAAAACGTTTCCGTTATTCTTTCTGGCTATCCATCGCAGCTTTATGACGAAAGTTTAACAGGCTGGCGCAGCAAAGAATTTCAGGCAATGACGCGCGGCGGCGTGCGAACAGAAAAAATCTGGATGAATTACCCGGAAGGGCGCGCGTATACCCACACGTTTGCCGGGAAAGACTACAACGATCGGCACCGTATTAAGCGCAAAGTTGAGCGCTGGCGCGCAAAATATGCGGCCCTTCCTCCTGCTGAAAGGCTGGCGATCATGGTGGCGCTTAACGAGGTTGACGCAGGCCAGTGAATGGCTTTGCGAGGGGGCCGAAAATCAGTGCAAAATTCCGCGCAAAACTGCACAAATTTTATGATGGTGATTTTTCAGGAGCAGACCAGACGGGGCGGGCCTTCCGGTGGTCTGCACATTTGCACAAAAAAGCGAGGGTTTTGTGTGCGGGCGAGGCGGGGGAATGAGCGCGCGCCGAGGGGTGGGATAGGGTCGGTATTATCTGCGCCGATTTTCGCGCCGCTGCGCCTCGCTGCTGCGTCGTTTTCGGTTCGATGTGGTTGGTTTGAGGCAAAAGAAAAGCCCCTGCCAGCGGGCTGCTGAGGGGCTTACGTGCGGTGTGGTCAGTTGCGGCCGTGCTGGCCGTTCCACGGTGGTGGTGGGTGTGTCCGGGCTGGCGTCAGATTGCTGCCTGCAACAGTGCGTAAGGGTTGAAGCGCACCACGTCGATCCCCAGCCAGTCGTTTAACTCTTTCAGGCTTTCTTGTATCGGGGCCAGTTCGTTGATGGAAAACACCTTCGCCGCTTTCTCTACGTCGCCGAAGCCACCGGAGTTATTCGGCATTACCCCCATCAGAACGGGCGGCACGCGGTGCGCGGCTAACAGGTCGTCGCGGGTGGCGTCTTTGATGCCGGTAAACTCATCCTTCGCCGCCACCTGGCTGAACGGCATAATTTGCAGGCCGTCTTTTTTTCCGCCCGCCGCGTAGACAAACAGATTTTTAAAAGCACCGTTGCCGCGTGCATCTTTCAGCGACTTTTTAAGCTTTTCCACATCGTTATTATTCGCCACCGGGTCAGTGAGGTAAACGATCACACCCGCATGACTGCCGTTAATGTAGTAGTTGCGGCGAAATACCGTTGCTTCACCGTTCAACATGGCGCTTTGTAGCGCGGCCAGATATTCCGGCGCGCCGTAGATCTCCTGGTGCGGGCTGGGGTTCTTGATCTGGCAGACGCTGCCAGGTTCGAACGCGTGATCGTCAACGTAGCGCGGAACAAACCAGAATTGCGCCGGGTCTATGCCGCGCCGCGTATATTTTGCCTGGCTGTGCCGCAGCTCGATCGGCTGGCCGAGTCGGTTGCGGCGGCACTCCATGTAACAGTTACCGAAAATTAAATAATCCTGCACCCAGGCGGTGAACTCCTGCCGGGTCAATAGCGGGTGTGGTATGTAGCAACTGGCGATAACATTGCGTTTAAATATCAGCGGTGACTGGTGATAGGCGGCAACGTCGAACATGCGCGCAAGCCCGTAGGGGCTGATCGGTGGTTCATACCAGCGGCCATTGTTATGGCATTCGAGGCACTCCATAAGAGACGCGCGATCGTTGACTGCGATCGGGTCGCCAAAGCTGAAAGATTCCACGCTTTCCAGCGGGGTGGCTGCGTTGCTGGCCGTGCTGGCTGGTGCAGCAGTTGGCGCCCTGAATTTCTTTTTGCCGCTCAATTAAAACTCCTCCACAAAACTGCCGTTATCGCCGGTCACTTCCGCGCCGATCGGTTCGTTGTAAATGCCCTGCATAGTTGCCCATGCCAGATCGCCGTGATTGCTGCCACGGGCGCGATCGGACTGGTAGGTAATAACGCCGCCTGCGGTGACTTTACGCACGGTCATAAACGACTGCGCGAGATCCATCATTCCGGCGTCGAACTCAAAGCGCCCGGCACGAATGACCATCAACATTTTGAGCACCATCGACCGCTTAAGAACCGGTGAATAGTTGTATTTAACCGCCTGCGGGAAGAACTTGATCACCAGTTGATAAACCGCATCGCCGATCCCCGTGCCGTCGATAGCAATGTGCTGCACGTTGTAGCGGGTGGTGATCTCTTTAATAAAATTGGCCTGCTCTTCGTACTCCATGCCGCGTAACTGGTGGCGCTCTACCGCGCGGAACTTACCACCCGGCACCGCTGGCGGGGCCAGCACAACCAGCCCGGCGCTGTCGCCTTTGCCGCTGCTGCCGTTGGGGTCATAGCTAACCCAGACAGGGCGATTACCCAGCGGGCGGGGTGCAAACGGGTTCCAGTCCGGCCACGCGTCCGGCATGTAGCCATCAACGCCGCAGCCCAGAATTGCGTTGTAGTCGAAGGCGCGTTCCCCGGCTTTAACGAACATGCAGCCGTACAGGTTGGCGTATTCATCGGGGGAGTTCTCGTTACGGATTTCATCGGTATCAACCAGATCGAAGCCGAGCTTTACGGCGTCTTCCAGCGTGACTATCTGGCGCCAGATGTTATCCCCGCCCAGCTTGCCGTTTTTGAGCGCCTTATAACTGGTGTCGATATCCACCCGATCGGCCCGTGAACGGTGCTTATTGAACTGATCGCCAGTCCAGAAGGGATAGGCTTCATGTTCTTCACTGGAAGGCGTCGAAAAGTAGGTGCGGCGTAGCCCTTTGTGCGTCGCCATGCCTGCGGCGACTTTGCGCAGGTTGATGAAGTTGCTGATCCAAAAGGCTTCATCCATGTACAGATCGCCGGTGTAGCTCTGTGCCGTCGCGGCAGAGGTGCCGAGAAAATACAGCGTTGCGCCGTTGCTCAATACGATGGCGTCACCGCCTTTGAGTTCTACACCGATTTCCTGTGCCAGCTTCTGAATGAACCGCTTGAACTGGAACGCCTGGGCGCGGCTGGCTGACAGGAATATCTGGTTATTTCCAGTTTCCAGCGCACGCAACAGCGCTTCGCGGGCAAAGTACCAGGTGGCACCAATCTGGCGCGATTTGAGGATAAAGCGGTTACGCCGGTTCCACTGTTTGAACCAGCGTTTTTGATGCTCGTATAGCGAATCAAAGACCAGGGCGCGAAGCTGGGTTATCTGTTCTTCGGTGAAATGGTTTTTCGGGGTCTTCGCCTTCTTCTCTTTCTCCTGGTCGCGGCGCTCATGCCGCTCAAAGCGGTCAAGCTGGCGCGCCAGCAGGTCAATTTCTTTGAAGTCCTTCGGGGTTTTGTCGTCCTTTTCCACCAGGCGCAGGTAACGAACATGCGTGCGATCCTGCACCCGCTGCATGGGGGTGGCTTTATCCCATTCATAGCGGCGGCGCCAACTGTAGATCGTGTTAATGCTCACCCCGATTTCCTTAGAAATCTGAGTGATGCTAAACGCCTGCCAGTAGAGGCTTTTGGCTTTTGTGCTGAGGTCTTCGGCTGTATTCATGGCAACAGGCTATCGCGCTCGCGCGCGCAACAATATCGCCGCTGGTTGTCGCCTGAGTCCGACAAAGTGAAGGCTTTGCGCCTTCCGGCTGCAAAGGGAATGATTGGGGCACTGGTTAATATCAATCGCTTACCAACCCGGAGCTTTGTCACCATGCCAATGACAAATTTTTTCCGCGCCGCAGTAGAGGGCGCAACCTGTGACGGCCGCGTGCTGGAACGTCAGCACATCACCGAAATGGCCGAACAGTACGATCCCCAGGTCTATGGCGCCCGCGTCAATCTGGAGCACATTTTAGGCTGGTCGCCGACAAGCGATTTCCGCGCGTATGGTGATGTGGTCGAGACTAAAACCGAAGAGATTGCCGAAGGCCCGTTAAAGGGCAAGCTGGCGCTTCTGGTGAAGGTGGATGCCACGGATGAACTGGTCGAACTGAAGAAGAAACGCCAGAAAATCTACCATAGCGTTGAGGTGCATCCGTCCTTTGCAGACACCGGCAAAGCCTACCTTATGGGGCTGGCCTGTACTGATAACCCGGCGAGCCTGGGCACCGAAATGATGAAGTTTTGCACACAGAACGCCAGCGCCAACCCACTGGCCGCGCGTCACTATGCACCTGAATGCTTCTTCACTGAAACCCTGGAATCGTCACTTGAATTTGCGCAGGAAGAGCCGCCAGCGTCCGACACCGGGAAGAATTTCTTTTCCCGTATCAAGGAAATGCTGACCGGAACCCGCCAGCACTTCGATCGTGAAAATGGTGATATTCGCCAGGCGGTTGAACTGGTAGCGGAAAGCCAGGGGGAATTGCTGGACAAGATGGAAAAACTGAGCGCAGGGCAGCTTAAGAACAAGCAGACCGCCGAAGCGGTGGAGAAGTTGCGCACTGAGTTCGACGAGATGAAAGCGCAGCTTTCTACCCAGGACGCCAGCAAATACCGCCGCCCGGAAGCGACCGGCGCAACTGAACAATCTAACGCCCAGCTTGCTGACTGCTGATCGCCGCCAGTAACGAAGGAACAGTACAGGAAATTTAACTATGCGTAATTCTACCCGTGAATTGTTTGATGCGTATCTTGAGCGACAGGCTGAACTGAATCACATCAACAAGTCCCACGTAACAAAGTCGTTCAGCATTGATCCAAGCGTTGAGCAGACGCTTGAAGACAAGGTGCAGCAGTCTTCCGAAATGTTGAAGCTGATTAACATCTACGGCGTTAACGATCAGACCGGCGAAAAAATCGGTCTGGGTGTGAGCGGCCCGATTTCCAGCACCAACAATTCCACCACCGATCGCCGCCAGCCTGTTTCCGTCACGACGCTGGATTCGAACAAGTACACCTGTAATAAGGTGAACGCGGATACTTTCGCCTCTTATGCGCAGCTTGATGCGTGGGCTAAATTCCCGGATTTCCAGCAGCGTCTGAGCAATCAGATCATTCAGCGTATCGCACTTGACCGCATCATGATCGGCTTTAACGGAACCAGCTATGCGGATAAGTCCGACCGCAACGCTAACCCGCTTTTGCAGGATTGTGGTATCGGCTGGCTGCAACAGTACCGCGCGAACGCGCCGCAACGAGTCATGAAAGATATCACCGTGACCAGCCGCGACGATTCCAACCAGGTGATCGCTAAAGGTGATTACGGTAACTACGACTCGCTGGTTTATGACGCGGTTAACTCACTGATGGACGAATGGTACAAAGATTCGCCCAATCTGGTGGTGATCACTGGTCGTAACCTGACGGTTAGCCGTTCGTTCCCGATCATCAATGCCGTAAGCACCAATAACCCGAACTCCGAAGCGCTGGCCGGTCAGTTGATCGCATCGCGTAAGACGATCGGCAACCTGCCTTCGTTCATCGCGCCTTTCTTCCCTGATGGCAGCATGTTTATCACTTCGTGGGAAAACCTGTCGATTTACTGGCAGGAAGGTGCGCACCGCCGCCGCATTGTGGAAGAGCCGGAATATAACCGCGTCTCTACCTACAGTTCGTCAAATGATGCCTATGTTGTTGAAGATTACGGCTTCGGCTGTCTGATCGAAGGCATTACCGCCGCCGAACCAGCACCGGCACCATAAATCAGCGCAGGCCAGCTAACTGCTGGCCGCTTTGGGGGCATCATGTTGACACCTGCTCAACAACATTTTAATCGCGTGATGGCTGAACGCCGCCACGCCAGCCGTGAGCCGTCGCAGCTTGAAATGACGGCATACGAAACCATGCTTCACCGCCTGCGACTGGATAAAGCCCGTTTGAGCCGTGTCCAGTCCCAGAAGGCTAAAGCGGATTTAAAACGCGAACTCTTGCCGGACTATCAGCCGTGGATTGAAGGCGTACTTACGGCAGACTCCGGCCAGTCTGACGACGTGTTAACCACCGTCATGATCTGGTGTTGTGACTGCGGAAACATCGCCGAAGCCCTGCGCATTGGTCAGTACGTATTGCGCCATAAGTTGCCGATGCCGGATCAGTATCGCCGCACCACCGCCACCGTACTGGTGGAAGAAATTTGCGATCCCGTCCTGGCTGCATTCAAAGCTAACCCGGCTGTTGCGCCGGTCGCCGCTAACCTGCTGGAAGCATTACGGGGCTTAACCCTGAACGAAGATATGCCGGATGAGGTGCGCTCAAAGCTGCTTAAGGCGCTGGGGTATACGCTGCGCCTGACTGACAACGTTGAATCGCTTACCGCTGCGGTTGAATACCTGCGCCAGGCGGCAGTGTTGAACCCGAAAAAAGCAGGCGTAACCCGTGATATTGAGCTTCTGCAACGTGCGCTTAAGAAGACCGGGCAACCTGCTGACGGTGACGGCGCAGACGGCAAGCCAGAAGCAAACAGCACCGAAACCCAGACGGCAACGCCGCCAGCCCAGACAAAAGCGAAGCGGGAAACCAAAAAGCCCGCCGCTAAAAGTAAGCCGGCAGCGAAGAAAAGAACCACGACAGCCCGCCAGAAGGCGGCGTCATAACCGAACGTGCCCCCGCGCACCCAGGCGGCACGGCAGGCGAAAACAGGCAACGCCGCGTCTTCGTCCTGCCGTCCACCGCCTGACTTTTACGGAGTAGAGATCATGAGTCTGGTAGCCACTGAGCCAGTACGGCCACCATCCGATCCAGTGCCTGATGATGGCGGCGCGAAAGTTGAAAGCCTGCCATTCTGGCCGGTCATTTCGCTGGCTGAACTACGCCGCGCGATGCGTCTTGATGGGCAGGTGACAACCGATCGCCTGATGTCGCGAACGGTGGAAGCGGTGGCCCATGTTAATGATCAGCTTTTCCTGTGGCGTCAGGTGCAGATTGATGCGGGCTATGAGTCATTGGCAGAAATTCCGGCCAGTCCGGTGAATGGCACTTCCGTGAAGGTATGGCGCTATAAAAACGCCGTGTATTCACTCACTAAGGCGCTGTTGATTGAAGGCTACCGCGATATTGACACCACCAGTAAAGGCGAAGACCACGCGGCGGCATTGAGCACGCAGATCGATACGCTGTGGCGGGATGTGCGCTGGTCAATCCGTGATATCCAGGACGAAAGCCGGGGCCTGGCGGAGTTGGTGTAATGAACGTTCAGGCGCAGCAAAACGACACGATCGACCTGCTTTGCTGGCGCTATTACGGCAGAACAGCAGGCGTTACCGAGGCGGTGATCGATGCCAATAAGGGCATTTCCGCCGCCACTGAGTTGCAGGCCGGGCAGATTGTCTACCTGCCAGAGCTCCAGCCGCCAGCCCAGCGGGAAACCGTGCAGCTATGGGATTGATTAAAAATGAATAATTCAGAGGATTAAGCGGGGTGTAAGTATGGTCGGTGAACCAATTTCCGGCGCTGCCGCTGCAACGGTGACTATTACAGGCGTCACATTTGCCAGCATGTTATCAGGCACTGACGCGGGCGTTTTTGTCGGCGCTTTTGCCGGGGCTGTGGTGTATGTGCTTTCCGCTGCTGAGTTAAGCCGGTTTGCTCAAGTTGGGTATTTCATTGCTTCTTTTTTGATTGGCGTACTCGCGGCAGATATGACAACCGGGTTTATCACGTTGGCGATCGGTAAGTACCTCCCTGACGGCATTACGGTGGGTAAGTCTATTGGTGCAACCGTCGCCGCCGCGCTGGGGGTTTATGTGCTTCTCATGCTCAGAAAAATAAACCCAGGGCGTTTATTTTCGGGGGGTGGCGATGGTAACGCTAAATGAACTTCTGCTTATCGTGAATGCAATTACATGCGCAGTAATCGCGGTAACTTTGGGTACTTATCAGCGCAACGGGGCAAAGCATAAGCGTCTGGCTGCTTTGTTTGCCTGGGTGCTCATTGTCGCGTGTGGTTCCGTCACCATCCTGATCGTTACCGGAAAGTATTCAACCGCAAACTTTGCGGAAACGGCGATCAATATGGCGCTCTGTGTGGCTGTTTTATCGGCCAAAGGCAACGTAATGAAGATTGTTAACAGATCGGACGTAATGAGCATAAGCAAACGAGGTGCCCGTAATGGCAAATAACTTTAAATTCAGTCAGCGAAGTGAAAATAACCTGCGTGGTGTGCATCCCGATCTGGTGAAGATAGTCAGGCTGGCGCTGGAGCTTTCGCCGGTTGATTTCGGCATTACGGAAGGTTTGCGTACTGTCGAGCGTCAAAAGCAACTGGTTGCGGAAGGTAAAAGCCAGACCATGAACAGCAGGCATATTTCCGGTCACGCCGTTGACGTCTTCGCTTATCCAACGCCTGCCGGTTCATGGGACTGGCAGTATTACCAGCAGATTTCCCAGGCGTTTAAGCTGGCGGGTAAAAATCTGGCTATTCCGGTGGAGTGGGGCGGAGACTGGAAGACGCTTAAAGACGGGCCGCACTTCCAGTTACCTTATGCCGATTACCCTGCCTGATGTGCCGTGCAGGTCATTTTTAACTGTGCTGGCCGTGCGTATCGAGCGCGGTCATTTTTGACAGTGCTCCAGCACGTCCGGTAATGACAGTGCGAGCTGGCGAGAGGTTTAGAGATGGGGTTGTCACGCTGGAAAGTGATCGTTTGTCTTGTGCTGGCCGCTGCTGCTGTTTGGGGTTTTAGCCACTGGCGTTACACCGCCGGTTACGGTGATGCCAATCAGCACTGGCGTGGAGAGTGGGCGCAGCGGGATGCACGCGACGCCACCGCGCTGGCGAAAAGACAGGCAGAGGCCAGGACAGAAGAACAACGCCGACAAGGTGAAATTGATGCGATCAGAAAACAAGCCAGTCAGCAGCTTGCTGGCGTGCAGGCTGATGCCGATCGTGCCCGTGCTGCTTCTCGTGGGCTGCACGACAGGGCCGACAAACTCGCCAGGCAACTGGCAGAACGTGAACGCGCCTGCGGTGCCGGAACTCCCGGCAGAAGCGAGGCAAAAGCCAGCGGTGCCGCATTGCTTGCCGACCTGTTTAAGAGGGCTGACGAGCGAGCGGGGGAACTGGCAAGAGAAGCTGACGAAGCAAGAGCCAGAGGATTAGCCTGTGAGGCTGCGTATGATGCGGTTAAGTCCGGGAGGGATAAGTAATGCTTAAACCCGATTTGCTGCGCCAGATGATAAGCCAGCATGTGCCCTGGCTGCGCGAGAATCCCGATAATCTGGCTGTTTACCTGCGTAAAGGCCGTATGGTCAGCACCGGCCAGCGTGCTGCTGCGTTTGAGTATCGCTATACGCTGGAAGTGCTGGTCATGGATTACCCTGAATCTCTGGATACTATCAGCGTGCCGGTGCTGGCATGGGCGCGCTTATATCAGCCCGATCTGTTGTTTAACCCGGACAGGCAGCAGAACGGCATAACATTCGAAGCCGATATTTTGAGTAACAGCACGATGGACGTGCTGATCCAGATTCAGGCTGATGAAGCGGTGATCGTCACCCGTGAAGATGGCGAGATCGTCACTCGTCACCGTGCTGACCCTGCACCGGGGCCAGAAATTGGCGCGTGGTCACTGGTATTTGTTGATGAGGTCAGCGGCGAAACATGGCAGGACAACAAACCGATCCCCTCTTCCAGCAGTTAGACGACTGGCTAGCCAGTGTGGCCGCGCAGCTTTCGCCGGGGCACCGTCGCAAGCTGACGCGCGACGTTGCGATCGGGCTGCGTAAGCGCCAGCAAAAGCGTATCGCCAGCCAGAAGAACCCCAGCGGTGAAAGCTATCAGGCCCGCCGCCGCAAAATCCTGCGCACCCAGGGCGGGATAAAGTTCATATGGAATGATGAGGCCAGGGAGTTACGCAACTGGCGAACCACGGGCAGGGGTGAGCACCGAGCAATCACCGGCTATGACGTTGATCGCGGCGCCCTGCGCACGTTCTATAAGCGCGATATCCAGCGCTATATTGAAATCAATCTCAACCAGTCCAGGCAGAACCGCACCAGAAAGGATCCGATGTTCCGCAAGCTGCGCACCGCACGCTTTCTTAAGGCTTACGGTACGGGCGGCATGGCTGTGGTTGGCTTTCAGGGGCATACCGCCGAAATTGCCAGCGTTCACCAGTACGGTGAAGTCGATAACGTGGTGCCGGGTGCCCGTGCACGCTACCCGGTGCGTGAACTCCTGGGCATGACCGAGGGGGATTTAGACTGGCTGGCCGATACTGTTGTCGCCTTCATGCAAGAGATTTGATTGTCACCAACCCGCCACAATGGCGCCGCGTTGTTTGCGCGCGCGCGACTCCTGATACTGACTGCATAACCCAAAAGCCGAAACGGTCGTAAAGCCTGCTACCGGGTGGAAGCGACGCCGGACAGCGTAACCGGCACCACGGGAAACAGTCAGCACTATGAATTTAAACGAACTCTATCGCCTTATCTGCAATCTCGCCCGCATTGGCACCGTGCTGGAAGTGGATACGGAAAAGTACCTTGCGCGCGTCGAAACAGGCGAGAACAAAACCGACTGGATCCGCTGGGCAGTGCCGCGCGCCGGTGAAGCCGTGACGTGGTGGGCGCCGACAGTGGGCGAACAGGTTTATATTTTGTGCCCCTGCGGTGAGATGGAAACGGCATTCATTGCCGGAAGCCTTTACAGCGAAGACGCACCGCCGCCAGATGCTGGCGCTACCACCTGCGTGATCCTGCACCCGGATGGCGCCCGTATCTCATATGACCCGGAGGCCAGCGCGCTGGTTGTCAGCGGGGTGAAAACGGCAAGCGTCACCGCGTCGGAATCCATTACCGCCACCGTGCCGGTGGTAACGGTCAAGGCAGATACGCGCGTTACCCTGGACACGCCGGAAGTGGTCTGCACCAACAAGCTGATCACCGCCACGCTGGAAGTGCAAAAGGGCGGGGAAATGAAGGGCAACATTACCCATTCAGGCGGATCGCTTTCGTCTAATGGTGTCGTTGTCCATTTGCACAAACATAGCGGCGTTCAGTCTGGTGGTAGTAATACAGGTGGCCCGGTATGAGTACAGTCCGTTACAGCGGCATGAATGCCGGTTCAGGCCATGCCATCACCGACAACGAGCACATAGCGCAGTCTATCGGCGATATTTTGCTTACGCCTATCGGTTCCCGCGTGATGCGCCGTGCCTACGGTTCGCAGCTTTTCAACCTGATAGATCAGCCGGTCGATAACGCCATAACGAAGCTGCGCGTTATGTCTGCCATCTACAGCGCCCTGTATTTATGGGAACCGCGTATCTCTCTGACCAGTATCACCCTGAGCGCGCCGAGTGCCGGTCGGCTGGTTGCCACTATCCAGGCCAACCGCACCGACAATCAGACGCCATTTAACGCCGATATTACATTGAGGGGCCAGGCATGAGCGGCACGATCGATTTATCGCAGCTACCGCCGCCCGTGGTGGTTGAACCGCTGGACTTCGAAACGCTTTTCGCGCAGCGCAAGGCCGCATTTATTGCGATGTACCCGGAAGATGAACAGGATGAGATCGCCCGCACGCTTGAGCTTGAATCGGAGCCGATCACCATGCTGCTGGAAGAGAATTGCTATCGCGAATTGCTGTTGCGCCAGCGGGTGAATGAAGCGGCCCGCGCGGTGATGCTGGCTTATTCCACGGATAGCGATCTGGATAATCTGGCGGTCAATTTCAACGTTGAACGTCTGACCATTCAGGAAGAAGACGACAGCGTTACCCCGCCAGTTGAAGCCGTGATGGAGTCAGACGCGGATTTACGCACGCGTACCCAGCAGGCGTTTGAAGGTCTGAGCGTCGCAGGGCCAACGGCGGCGTATGAATTTTGGGGGCGTTCAGCAGACGGGCGCGTAGCTGATATTTCGGCGGTCAGTCCTACACCTGCCTGCGTCACCATTTCGGTGCTGTCGCGCGAGGGTGACGGAACGGCCAGCGATGATCTGCTTTCCGTGGTCGCTACTGCCCTGAACGATGAAGAGGTGCGCCCGGTGGCCGACAGGGTAACGGTGCAGTCTGCGGAGATCGTACCGTATCAGATCGATGCAACGCTTTACATCTATCCAGGGCCGGAAGCCGAACCCGTCCGGCAGGCATCGGAGCAACAGTTACAGGCGTATATTGCCGCGCAGAATCGCTTAGGGCGCGATATCCGTCTTTCAGCTATCTACGCCGCCCTGCACGTCGAAGGCGTCCAGCGCGTGGAACTGGCGCAGCCTGTTGCGGATATCGTGCTGAGTGACTACCAGGCATCGCACTGCACCGAATACACCATAACGGTGGGTGGTTACGATGAGTAATGACCTGTTACCGCCAAGCGCCAGCAGGATGGAGCGCATCGCCGCACGCGTCTGCGCGTCGTTGGGTGAAGTACCCGTGCCGCTGCGCCAGTTGTGGAACCCGTGGACGTGTCGGGCTGATCTGTTGCCCTATCTGGCGTGGGCCTTCTCCGTTGATCGCTGGGATGAGGCCTGGCCGATCAGCACGAAGCGTAAGGCGGTAGCCGATGCGTTCTACCTGCATAAGTACAAGGGTACAACGGGCGCCATGCGCCGGGTTGTTGAGCCGTTCGGCTTCTTCATCCGGGTTAACGAGTGGTGGAACATCGACACCGCACCGGGCACTTTCACGCTGGATATTGGGGTGGAAGACCAGGGCATTAGTGAAGAAACCTATCAGGAGCTTGAACGCCTGATCGCCGATGTGAAGCCGTGCAGCCGTCATATGCTGGGAATGTCTCTTCATCTGCAAACAACCGGCGATCTGTATATCGGCGCGGGCAGTTATTCCGGCGATACGCTGACCGTATACCCGTATTTCCCTGAAACCATAGCCGTGGGCGGTGATGATTACACCGGGGCGGCAATCCATTTAATTGACACCGTGGAGATCGCAAGTGGCGACTAAATATTATGCCGTGCTAACTAATGTGGGCGCGGCGAAACTGGCAAATGCCACGGCATTGGGTGCGCAGGTTGAGATCACCCAGATGGCTGTGGGCGATGGTAACGGCGCATTGCCGACGCCGAACCCGGCACAAACGGCGCTGGTTCATGAGCTGCGACGCGCACCCCTCAATAGCCTGAGCATTGACCCGAACAACGCCAGCCAGATTATTGCCGAACAGGTGATCCCCGAAGACGTGGGCGGGTGGTGGATCCGTGAAATTGGTCTGTTTGATAAAGACGGCGATATGATTGCCGTTGCCAACTGTGCGGAAACCTATAAGCCGCAGTTACAGGAGGGAAGCGGGCGCGTGCAGGTCGTGCGCATGATCCTGATTGTCAGCAGCACCGCAGCGGTAACGCTCAAAATTGATCCCTCTGTGGTACTGGCAACCCGTGCTTATGTTGATTCTCAAATCATTGTCGCGAAATCGTATGCGGATGATTTGATGGCTGATCACCTTGCTGACCCCAATCCGCATCCTCAATACCTGCTGAGTGCCGAGAATCTTAAGGAAATCGCAGACGCTGGAGCGGCAGCGGTGCAGGCCGCGTTAAAACATCTGGGTATTGATGGGCTGGCCGCTACGCCGCGCTATCTGGTAAGCAGGGGAACCAATGCAAACGGCTGGTATGAGATTTACAGCGATGGCTACAAGCGCGTTGGTCAGTCGTGGTCTACCCCACTGGCTATTCCAACGCCTGCCAGCGGTGTAAGGGTGACTTACCCGATAAGTTTTACCTCTAAACTTGACGGTCTTTATATTACTGAAAATGGAAATACCTCTAATAACTTTGAATTCGCCAACCCTGCGCAGATAGGTATTACAGGCTTTAGTGTGGCAGCTATGGAGGTCACATTAGGATCGTCTCCTACAACGAGTTATGGATCTACGTTTACGGGTTTTTACGTCGCGGAGGGATATTAATATGTGGTACTGGAATCCAGTTGATTGCAACGAAGCGCTGCCGGGGCTTTACGATTTAACAAACTGCGTAAAGATTGAGGATGATAACCATCCGTTCAAAACACAGCCGACGCCAGCGGGAAAAGTCTGGGCCAGTGATGAGCAGGGATACCCGCAGCTTATTGATATGCCGGAACCCACCCAGGAAGAACTGATCGCCGAAGCTGATGCCGAAAAGGCGTCACGCATCGCCGAAGCCAACAGCATTACCCAGATGTGGCAAACCCAGCTAATGCTGGGGATCATTACGCCAGAGGATAAGGCGAAACTTACCGAGTGGATGCAGTATGTACAGGCCGTTCAGGCGGTAGACACGTCAACCGCACCGGATATCACCTGGCCGGATAAGCCGGAATAAGTTTTCATTCCGGCACGCATGGCCGGTTCTAACCGTGCTGGCCATGCGTATCGAGTACAGTCGTTTTTAACGGTGCTGTAGCACGGTCAGTTATGACGGTGCCGCCAGGAGGGGAAGCGGGCGAAGGCCCGCTTTTCTTATATCGAAAGGTTGGTTTTCACCAGAGAGAAGAGATCGTCGGTGGTCGTTTCGGCCAGCTTTTCCCGTATGTCCTCGCTTACCCGTTTCAGGTTGAGCGTAAAATCAATTTTCTTTGCCTTCCCGTCCTTAAAAAACTCCGTTCGGTTTTGCGTGATCTGCTCAATTACATACATGCCGTAGATCCTGCCCGTGCCTTCAATCAGGGGCCACGGGCGCCCGGAAAAGGCCATAGTTTCCAGCATGACAAGCGACACATCACCGCCGCTTATTTCGGGGTACAGCGTGCCGCTGAGTACGAACGGTTCTTCATCTGCGCCAATGAACTGATAGCGCGGGGATTTCCCCACGCGATCGTTTTTAACATGCCGCCAAGAGTTGGTTTTATTCGCGCTCTCGTAAGGCGTGGTTTGCAGTGAAAAGGGGAACATCCCCAGAATCATCATCATGATATTGCCCTTAGACGTGATCGGTCAGTTGGGAACGCTTGCGCCGGTCGGCCTGCTGCTTCGCTAACGCAAGTTCTTCGCGCACGCGCCTGATAATGGTTTCTTCATCCAGTTTCTGGCCGCTAAAGTCGAAGTTAAGGTTATATACATCGCCACCCGGCGCAGGCATTAGCGCAGCGACGGAGGCCGCAGACGGCGACGCCGAAACGGGCACCCGTGCGGCGGGCTTCTCAACCTGCCACGGCGTAACGGAAGCGATCAGCGATCCGGCCTGCTGCGTCACCCAATCGGTAAGGGATGGTAGCTGGCGCTGCGCCTGCTTAAGCGGTTCCGAATATCCGCCCCGGATCGGGATATAGGGCTGCTTATTCTTGAAGACAATTTCGCCGGGGCCGTCTTTCTTCTCCGTGGTATTGGTGGCGATTTTGTCCAGGCTGCTGCTCATCTTCGGCACGATGTTGGCCGGGCCCTTGAGCGAGTTAATTAAGCTTTCCTGCTTTTTCTGCTGGTCAATGGCCTGCTGTTGCTTCTGGTTGGTTTTCTTCTGCTGATCGTCTTTCGGCGACCAGTTCCAACCCTTTTTAACCATTTTCTTTTGCTGCGGATCCCACTCCCAGACAACAGGGTCTTTGTGCATACTTTCCGCAGCTTGCTGCGCTGCTTTTGTTGCGTCGGGGATGGCGCCGAGTTTTTCCAGTACCCATCCTATACCGCGCGCTATTCCTTCGATTATTGGTGTTAATGCAGATAGAGCGTTACCGACAACCTTACCGAACGTTTCCCCGGCACTGGTGCAGGAGGCCAGCGCTTCGCTGGAGAACTGGATAGGTTCGAATAGTTTTGTGAACCACTCCCAGACGCCACCGACAGCATTACCGATAGAGTCAAAGAGTGGGGCCAGTGGTGCAAAGGCTGTACTAAATGCTGCGGTTAAAGGCTGTAAGCCACTCATTAACCCGGTGTAAAAGCCAGTGAAAAAGGCTTTTATAGGTTCCCAGAATTTAATAACGGCGATCGCTGCTGCTGATAAAGCGATTACCAGTATTCCAATAGGGCTAAGAAGTAATGATAACCCGCCACCCAACGCCATCATTACGGTGCGTCCAACGTTCAGCAAAGCGCCGAAACCGGAGGTTGCCAGAGTTCTGAGACCATTACCAAGCCAGGTTATAGCCGTCATAGGCCTTGTGAATAGGGTAAATATCCCCTGTCCGGCAGCAATAGCACCGCGTGAAAGTGCCATTAACGCTGTGTTTAACCCGCCAATAGCTTGTTTGCTAAATTGGGTAATGCCAGACGCAGCAGATCGGAAGAGGGCAGGCCAGTCTTTAATACTTCGGCCCACGCTAGATAGTGAGGGGATCAGCCCGCGTAATGTGCTGGATAATTTTCCCAGCGAGCCTATGAGGGGAGTTACCCCACCGGAGCCAGCCAGCGTGGTGAAGCTGAGGCGAACAAGTGCCATCGGGCCGAGCACTGCGCCGATGGACAGCATCAGGCCACCCACGACAACCAGCAACGCGCCTATGGCTGCGGTGACTTTCATGATTGAACCAACCAGCGCCGGGTTTGCCTCAACCCAGCGGCGGACGCTGCCAACCACCTTACTGACGGTAAGCATGATATCCATCAGCGGTTCGCGGAGCGTTTCCCCTGCTGAACTGAATGCGTTAACCGCGCCGGTTTTGGTCAATTGCCACTGAGCAGAAAGGGAAGCTTTATTGATATCAGATTCCCGATTCATGGAACCTTTAGCGGCTGCGCCCTGCGTCAGTTCTATCTGGCGGCGTAGTTCGGGCAGGTTGTTCGCAAGTTTCTGCGCATCATCGCCGAACTCTTTACCGAAAATCTGGGTAAGGTTAGCTACCTGCTGATCCGGCGCCAGTTTTTTGGACGCTTCCAGCACTGAAATGATTGTGCCCATCGCGTCCACTGACATGCTCTTCTGGACTTTTTCGGCACTGAGGCCGAGGGCGTCCAGACCCTGCATAAAGTTTTTGCCCTGAACCGTCGCGATTGAGAGTTCGCGCACCATTGCATTGGTGGCGCTGGCGGCAACTTCCGCAGGAGTGCCGAGCGTCAGAAAGGTGGAACCCAGCGCGGCGGCTTGCTTGTAATCCAGTTGGCTGGCAAGCCCGCCAACGCGCTGGAGTACGTCGATAATATCGGAGCCTTTCGACTTCGCGTTATCGTCCAGGTAGTTTATGGCGTCGCCCAACTGTTCAATATTCTGGGTAGGGATTTTATACAGCCCGGCAATTTTACCCAGGCTTTCAGAAAGCTGATCGGCGGGCAGTTCAAAGGCAACAGAAGCCTTTGCCGCCATGCTGGCGAAAGACAGCAGATCGGCTTTTTGTTTTTCCCACGGATCATCGCTGTTTGCCACGCCCATACGCGCGCCGCCTTCGACCAGGGCGGCATAGTCAACAGCGCCATTAGCCATTGGCAGCTTTTCGCTGGCATCCATGATCGCCCGCTGCATTTCTTCATACTGCGGGGTGCGGTTGCCGCTGTCGTCACGCAAGCCGTTTACCTGTTTGGCTACGCCCTTCATGGCGTCTTCAAGGCTGCTGTAGGATTTAACCGCAGCGGCGACAGGTGCGAGGGTTGCCGCACCCACGGCGGCGGTTTTCATCCCCCCACTCATCATCTTTTCGCCGGTTTCTTTGGCACGGCTGTAACGGGCCTGCGCCTGGTTAACAGCGTCAAGCCGTCGCTGCTGTTCGGCAAGCTGGCGGTTATATTGCGCGGTGCGCTGGCTGATCTGTTCCGTCGCCCGGCTGGCGCTGCTGATCGCAATGCCTTCGCTGTAGAAGCTGGCGCGCAACTGGTTAAGCTGCGTCTGCTCGCCTTTCTGCTGCTGGGTTAACTGGCGAATGGCTGCACGTTGCTGATTGAGGGCGGCAACCTGTTCGGCGCTGCGCTGGCGTAACGGGCCATAAGCCGCCGCCATTTGCCGGGCCTGTTCTTTCGCCTGGGCCAGTTGTTCGGTGGTTTTTTTATTGGCTGCGGTGAGGCGGTCAAAGCTGGTTGCCTGACGCTCAAGCCCTTTAATGCTGGTTTTGGTCTGATTGATTTGAGACGCCAACGCGGCGGCACTCTGGCGCGCCGCGTTGACAGGGCGGGACATATTATTCAGGGCGCTGAATGCCACCCTGATATTTAAATTGCGGTCTGCCATTTAGTGATCTCCACCACTGCGCGCAGCCGCCTGATCACGCCATAACAGTATTTCCTGTACCGTCATGGCGTCCATCTCTACCGGCCGCCAGTGGAATATGACGGCGATATCTGCCATCAGGTCTTCTATGCGTTCGCAGGGGCATCGGATGATTCGTTGCCCGTATCCGTCGCGGTCAGATCCGAAGAGGGTTGCAAAAAATCAACCACCGCGTTGGCTAACTGGCAAAAATCCCAGGTATCCATTCGGGCAATCTCATCGGCGGTTAATGCCGGGGCGGTAACGCGGGGCAGCAGAATAACCAGCGCGTCATAGTTGGACGTCAGAACGTCATAGGCTTTTAAGCCGCGCAGTGATCCAGCCTGTTTAAGCACGGAAGTGATCGCCACTTCGGTGATTTTGGTCTTACCGCGCGTAATAGGGGCGGTAAGAATAACGGTGTTTTCTTTGGTCTTGCTCATGGTGCCGGGTTTCCTTATAGGCCGATGTTAGCGCGGTGTTTTTCCAGCACATCCACACCGGCAACTTTGTAGATCATGTTGAGCACATCAACTTCGATAATCTCTTCGCCGTTGATGGTCAGCTTGTAATAGGTGTTTTTCAGGGTGTACTTATGCGAAGTGTCATCCCCGACTTTTGCCGAACCGGGATCCAGTTCAGTGAAGCGGCCACGCGTCTGGATTTCGCACGGTACAGCGTCGCCGGTTGCGTCGTCCTGATAGGAGCCAGCAAAACGTGTTTGCATCCCGTCCGCAGTGGTAACGCCCCATTTTTTCAGCAATCCGGCATCCAGACCGCCAAGCGTGATATCCATATCCAGGGCGCCAGCGTCGAAGCCCAGATCCACCGCAACCGAACCCGGCATACCGCCCGCCTGATAGTCTTCGGTTTTTTTGGTGAGTTTGGCGGGGGTGATTTCCGGCACCATGCCGAAGTAGTTATCCCCGTCAAAGAACATATTGAAATATTTAAGTTTCTTAGGCAGTGCCATAAGCGCCCCCGGTTAGTTATTCACTGCGCTGGAAAACGTAGCGAAATATTCGTCGGTAAACTCCTGTACCAGGCTGAGATTTTCCAGCGGTGGAACAGGGGTGTAGTTGTACTTAATGGTCAGTTGACCATTGCGCAGGGTTTCCGAGGTATTCGGTTCCGGGTCATACCAGCAGCGGGCGCCCAGCAGCTTGCCAGCCGTCACGTATGAGGTCAGCTTCTTGTTGATGCCGTCCACAATGTCCTTAACCAGCGACGGGGTAAGCGGTTTATCAACATAGGCGAAATGGGCTTCGGCGACAGTATCCGCAACGATCTGCGCGGTTCGGGTATAGCTTTCGAAGATATACGTTTCCGCGTCGCAGGTACGCGATCCCCAGATGCGGTAGCCGTCCTGCTTGATCAGCGTGGTAACGCCTGCTGCGTTCAGTTCGTCGGCGTCGGTATCGGTGCCCTGCAACGTGAAATAGATATCCCGATCCATCCCCAGCACGTTATTAACGGGAACGTTGGAAATGGTTTTATGCCAGCCCTGCGTTGCGTCGATTTTGGCGCGCATCCCAACCGCATGGGCACCCACGGGCACGGTGGCATTCGCCCCGGCGTTGGTGTCGTAGCAGATGAAATTAGGCCAGATAACCATCATTTCACGCTGGGAGAACTGTTCGCGGTATTCCTTCACTTCGGCGATGGTGTTGCAGCCGTTCGCTGCCACGTAAGCAAACGCGCGCAGCTTTTCGGCAATGACGCCGAGTTGTGCGGCCACCGCTTCCGTATCAAGACCGGGAACAGCCAGCACACGTGGGCGCACGCCTACGCGCATTTCGGCAGACAGCAGCGCGTACATGCCGGTAAAGCGTCCGTTTGCATCGGTGCCGCCAATAACCAGTTGATCCTGTGTTGGAGCGGTGCCGCCTTCTGGCGGTTCGATATTTGCAGCATCAGCAACGCGGATCACAATGGTTTGCGGGCTGGTCTGGTCTGAAATCGCTTTCAGGGTGGTAAACAGGGTGCCGGTTTTACCTGCCTTGCCCAGCATGTTAGCCACGCGGGTGATCAGTACAGGGGTATCCAGCGGGAACGCTGTTTCGTCCGCATCATCAGCGGTGCAGACAACGCCGATCACCGCCGAATCAATGTCGGTGATCATCGTGCTAAGGTCGGTGGTTTCCGTGACGGTTACACCGTGATGGTAGTTAGTGGCCATGTATTTGCCTCGCCAGTTTAATGACTGCGAATATCATTGCGGCAATGGCAGGCCGATGCGATGAATAAGGGTTGTCAGCAACCTGCAACAATGACGGGGCGTTGTTCATGCGCGCGCGCGTGGCGACGATGTACCCCATCATGATGAAGGGGTTGATATGGACACGACAGAAAACCGATATTCGCCGCGCCCGGCGTTCAGTATTGAAATTGAAGGTAATCAGCTTACGGCGCTGGATAACCGGCTGCTCTCTCTTTCCCTGACAGATAACCGGGGCTTTGAAGCGGACACGCTGGATCTGACTCTGGATGATGCAGACGGGCAGGTAGCATTACCACCACGCGGCGCAAAGATATCGGTGGCGCTGGGCTGGGATAATGATCCATTGGTTTTTAAGGGCGTCTATACGGTTGACGAGATTGGACACGCTGGCCCGCCTGACCAGCTAACGATCAGTGCCAGAAGCGCAGATTTCCGCGATACCTTCAACGTGAAGAGGGAATATAGCTGGCACGATATTACCGTGGGGGATGTGGTCGCCAGCATTGCCAGCCGCTACGATCTGCGTGCGGGTGTCAGCGAAGAACTTGCGAAGATTGAGATAGACCACGCCGATCAGACGAGTGAATCAGATATCAGTTTCTTAACGCGCATGGCCGAAATGCTGGGCGCGGTGGCAACCATTAAAAACGGTATGCTTCTGTTTATCACGCCAGGTAAGGGAGTGACGCAGAGCGGCAAGCCGCTGCCGGTGATCGAGATAGTCCGGTCAAGCGGTGATAAACATCGCTTTAACGTAGCTGACCGCGACGCGTACACGGGCGTAACTGCATACTGGCTTGATCTCAACTTTGGTAAAAAACCATCCACTACCGT